GTTCCAAAGCCAAAGGGAATTACTCTTGCTGAGGCAACTCGCCGCCACCGCGAGCGCATGGAGCCAATCGAGCGCGAGCTGCAGAACGTGCGGAAAAAAACTCGCCGCCACAAGGTCACGGTTGACCCGCTGATGGCTGCTTTTTTTGGAGGTGGGGTATGAAACCAGCAGAGCAGATGACGCATGAAGAAAAGCTAGAGGCGCTTGAGACGCTGCAGCATTTCATTGAGTCAGCAGTAGAGTCAGAGCAGGATGAGCCAGCTGAGTTTAAGTTGGAGACCGAAAAAAGGATTGACCTGATATTGGTCAATCTCAAAGAGCTACTTAACGTCCAAGGTAATTCATAAGACCGTCAAGCCACTGCTGATTGGTTTGCTGGATTGGCTTGGCTCTCATAAATGAGTAGGTATCGCCGCTCTCTGGTCTGCCCTCTGCACGGCGCTGTCTGTACCAGTCGGGGAACATGATTTCCCTTGGTATGGATTGGTCAAAGCCGCCCATGTATTGACCGCGCAGCTGAGAGTCGTATGTTTTGTGTGGCGTTAGTGGGTTGAACACTAGCTCGGAGCCGGGTGACATCCTGCCAATAGCCAAGCCGCTGGAATACATAGGCTCATTTAACAGCTTGGGGTCTGTAAGCGCCCAGCGCGTATAAGCAATGTTGGGGAAATTAGCATCTTGGAATTTGTCCAACTTCATCCTATCGACAAACGCCGTTCTCAATGCTCCATTGGCCTCAAGCTGTGCGCGCGACTCTGGATTGCCAATGCCCTTCCACTCTGGCCGCACAGCCCTCAACTCTTTGTCAAATTCTTGCATTGCCTTCTTTGTAATCTTGCTGTTTTTAATTTGCTCAAATAGAGCATCAGCCATCATTACGTTGTAGTCCATGGCAAGTGGCCCCATGGCAGAGTAGACGCCATAAACGTCGCCAGAAAAATCACCCGCCGCTTTATTGATTCTGTTTTGCAACGCTTGAGCAGCGCCTTGGTTAGACGCCCAGACAGTGCCCTCTGGCGAGTGGGTGCGCATAAAGTCGTAGCCGCCCTCAAGGTAGACTGGATTGTCGAATCTGTATCCACCAATGCCCAATAGGTTTTGGCCTGCAATTGACCTGTCGCCAGCAAATGGAATGATTGAACCGCCCTGCATTTTTTCTGGGTCAATCGTGATTCTGTCTAACAGTCCGCGAACAGGCTCACGTTCTGCGCTCATTTGACTGATTGGTACAGGTAGTTTTTTGCCAGCGCCAATATCGTGCCAATAACCTGACTCGCGCGCTTCTGCAGCGCTCATGCGCGGCGCTTTGGGTGCAGCCTTCGAAGCCTTACTCCCAGCCTTGAGCGCCTTGCCGCCCTGTGCTGCGGCTTTCATCATCATTCCAACTGGAGCTAGCGCACCAGTGGCCATGGCCATGTCGCCGCCCGCGCCGAGCAGCTGCAGCAGTGAGTTTGCGATTTCGCCTTGACGTATGTTCTGCCCTAGGCTTGGCTCGTAACCGCCCTCGGCTCGCGGATACAGCCCCATGGCCTCCATAAGACCAGCACCCGGAGCCATACCACCAGCGGTGGTAAGCATACGCCTCGCAGCGTATGGGTCGCTGGACTGCAGCGCCTGATACGCTTGGAAAAGTTGTTCTTCCGGGTCTAGGTAGTTGGCCATTTATTTCCCCAATACACCAGCAGACAATCCGACACCACCAGCCGTTGGCCCCAACAAGCGCAACAACTGGCGCTGCTGCTCGTTCAGAAATGGAGAGGCCAGACCCTGAGTTGCGACCTGCGGTATTGCGGTCGGCATGGACGTATAAGCCCGAGCCGCCAAGTTGGTTGGCATAGACAGCAACATATTCAGAGGCGTAATTTCCATCATCCGAGTTGCTGTGCCAGAGTCACCAACGATTGGCTTGAAAGCCTGTGCAAACCGTGCCGCATCATATAAGTCAGATGACGTGCGGCCCCTAGTAAATCCGGCCTTATCACGGCGCTGCAATGACCTTGCCAAGTTCAATCCAGACACATTGCCGCTGGATGGGTTGACAACCCCGCCGCCCTCAATGGTCATAAGGTTGCGGTACTGCTCACGCGCCGTATTTAGCGCGGCCCTATCTGCAGCGTTAAGACCTGCGGCCAATTGGTCGTCAACCAAGTCTTTCAACTGGAACAGTGCAAGGCCAAGGTCACGGTCTCCAGCCTCTGTGGTCAGTTGCTTTTTGGCGAGCTTGCCTAGCTTGGACGACAGCGACTGCAAGTCTCTGCCGCTCGCAACCCCGGCCTTTGCCAAGTCCATGACGTTTCTTACAAGTGCGTTTTCAGAAAACGATGTAGGAATTACGCCAGCGGTTTTTGACTCAAGCGCGGCGATTCCTCGCTGTAGTCTTGAACCGTCAATTTGCCGTGGTGTATTGGTGGCGACACTTTCAAAAACGTCACCAATACGTTGCGCAGCCGCACCCAAAACTGGAGCGCTCAACTCGTCTGCGTCCTCACCAATGGAGCGGGCGACATACCTGTTCAGCGTGCTTTGGTTTTGAGCCTTGATGGTATTGAACGGGCCAGAGAAGAATGGATTGGCCTCTGCCCTAGCCTCAAGCTGCATAAGAGACCTTGAACCTGTCTCTTGCCCCGGCGTCAACCTAAAGCCCATATCCCTGCCGCGCTGCATGATTGCTTGTTGCGCAGCCGTCAGGGTTGAGGTCGGGTCAGGGCCAACCCGACCCAAGGTTGGAGCGCCGCCGGTCACTTGTGCGGTAGGGGTAATCTGTGCCGTTACATCGGCTCGGGCCTGTGCCGGTGCCTGCGGTGCTGGCGCGGCCACGCCAGCGCGTGGGCCAAACAAAACACGACCAGCCTTGTCAAACACATAGCCACCAACTGCGCCCATGCCTGCGCCAGAGCCTGCCTGCTCAATCTTCTGACGGGCAAACTCAGCCCCAGTCGTTGGCTCTAGAACGGGTTGTGACAGGGTGCTAGACACAGCGCCGCTAATGCCACCAGCGCGCAAGGGCGACGTAAGCGCGCCAGCGCCCTGCACGGCTCTAAAAGCGGGCACCGCGGTGCCTGCCATCTGACCTACAGCGCGGCCAATATCAAACCGCCCTGTCATATCGCCACCGCGCCAATCTTGCTGGTACTCTTGCTCGGCGGCACGGTTGATTGCCTCAACACGCTCGCGCTCAGACTGGAAAAACTTTTCGGCCTCAGTGCCTGCTGGCATCAACCCCTCAAGCCCACGCAAAAGCATTTGCGCGCCAGCATCGGGTATGTCTCGTATGCCTCTTACAAAGCCGCCTAAGACGCTGTCCCTCCAGTCGCCCGATTCCACTTGGGATTGCGACTTGGGAACGGGCAGCATACTCAATGCGCGTTCAATTTCACGCTCCGAGGTGCCCTCTGGAAATTCAACTGGGCCAATGCCTTCAACTTCAACTATTGGCATGATTTAACCCCCAACCTTTTCTAGCTTACCAGTAACTGGGTTGTATTTGTATTTTGGCTTTGTAGTCTCAGGAGTGTACGGCTTGTAAAACTCCCCAGCGGATTGACGCATTGCCTCTGTAGCAACTCGTCTTGCCTCACGTTTCTGCACAATAACCTGCGGCGTGTCACCGGGCAGAGGAAAGTACGTGCTGTACTCCTGCTCCATCTCTTTCTCACCAATTGCAGCGCCAGATTCTTTACGCAGCTTTGCTCTAATCCAATCCCTAGCCGCTTGGTAGTATTGCTGTTCTTCTGGTGACTGAACCCATCTCTGTATGGTTTCGCCAATGATTGGGACACCCTCTGCCATTCTTGAGGCATAGCCGGGGTATTTGTTCTTTGCCTCTAAATCTGCCATGATTTGAGAGGTGTTTTCCATGCGCTGGGTAAAACCAACCGCTGCGGCTTGACCCTCTGTGGGCTTGCTTCCAGTGCCTTTTAATTGCTGTGGGGCTGCGCCTGCTGGTGCCGCTCCGGGCGCTCCAGCAGCTGGTGCTCCTTGAGCATATATTGGTATGGTCGGCAAACCGGGCGCATTTGGCACCAATGCAAAACCCTGCCCAGTCTCTCTGACCGTGTATTGGCCCTGCTGGAATCTTGCAAGGTCTAAGTTGTATCGTGCTCTTTCTGCTTCGCTCATGCCGGGTGGAGCATAAGGCAATGGCAACAAACTGCCATCTGATTGCATTTGCAATAAGATGTTTTTGGTCGGGTCGCTTGGGCTTTTGACGGTGATTGGCGTGCCCACTGGCTTTGCTATTGGTGAAATCTTATCGGCCAGCGTGAAATACGTGCTCGCCTTTTGCGGGTCAAGCGCAGCCAAGTCCATGCCAATCTGTCGGTATCTGGCCGCAATGTCCTTAACGCCACCAGCCGCTGCAGTTGGAGTAGCAGGCGCCTCTGTAGGTTGTATGCCGGGTATCGGCGGTTGCCTTACTGGTGTAGGTGCAGCCGCAGGAGCTTGTCCTGCCGTTACTCCAGCTAGACGTTTCGCAATGAGTGACTCAATATTTTTCTGCCGCTTGTACTCATCAATTTTCTGCTTGGTCAGCATCCCGGTCAGCGCCTGCTGCTGGGCTTGGCTATATCCTTGCTGCCCAGCCATGTAGGCTTGACCAAGCGCCTGCCCCAAGTTGACTGGGGTGCGAGACGGGCCTGACGCGGCCAGCAGCTGCGCGGCCATCGAGAGCGCACCTTGGCGCTGCATCGCGGCCAGCTGCTCAGGCGTCAGAAGCTCGTTTAACCCAGCGGCGTCGCCGCCAAACAGGTTCATTAGCCCAAAGTTGAAACCGTCAGCCATTACTTACTCCCCGTACCCAACAACGACAGCAGGTTGCCCATGCCGAATGTCTGAGGCGCGCCAGCAGACGGTGCGCCCATGTTCATCAACTGCATGGCCAGCTGCGCCTGCTGGTTCCCTGCTTGCTGCTCGCGCAGCTTGCGCAGCAGCTCCATCAAATCAGCGCCGCCCATGTTGCCCATGTTCGCGACTGCTCCAAGTCCTGCCGTACCGGCCTGCGGCACCAGCCCCATTGGAGACATTGCGCGACCTTGGGCCAGACCGTAGTAGATGTTGAAGTCCTCGTTCACATTAGCCCCATCAGCCCTTGCAGGCGTTTGTTTACTGTACCCATGCGCGGTGTCAGCTTGGCGCGTCCACCGCTTGGGGCGAGCATCTCTGCCAGCCCCATCGCCTTTTGCTCGTCGCCCGGCTTAACCGCAAGCTCGGCCACGGGTATGCCGTTTGCATCCTCTGCGGTCGCCACGTCGCTGTAGCCGTTGCGTTGGTCGTAGGCATAACCAAAGAGCGCCTGTCCTACCTGCTCGTCGGTTCCCTTGTCGATAAGGTCAACCTTGCGCGGGTCTTTGGTTATGACCACTCCCCTGCTGGTCTCGGCAACCGTCAGGCCGCGCGGTATGTTGCGCGGCATGGGGCTTCCGGGGGTGACCAGCACCGTGTCGCGTGCGCTGTTCGGGTCAAGCAGCGCAGCGACCTGTGCCTCTATGTAGGCACGCGGCTCGGGGGTGGGGGTGTTTGGCATCAGATAAGTCCCAGCAGCGCACCAATGCCTGCGCCCATGCCAGTAGATAGGCCGGGAATCATGCCAGCAAGCTGCGCACCGCCTAGGGCACCGCCAAGTACGCCAGCGCCCGTGTTTGTGTAATACGGCGTGGTCGTCGTGCCACCCAAGTTGGCTGGCTGCAGGCCCAAGGCCCCCGACATGATGCCAAGGCGTTGCACGCCTAGATTGCGAGCCGCGTCAAGCTGCTGCTGCTCAAGCTGCTGTCGAGCCTGACCCAAGCCCATCAAAGCCTGCGCAGAGGCGTAATCCTGCGCCTGCTGCTGCTGGCCCATGGTGCCGAGCTGCTGCGCCGCACCGAGCCGGAATTGGGCGCCCTGCAACCCAGCCGCTTGGTTGGCAAGTTGCTGCTGCTGCGCCGCCTGCAGCGCTTGGGTGTAGCCCTGAGCGCGCAGGTTGGCCACCAAGTTGCCTGCCTGCTCGCCGTACTTGCCGGATGTCAGCGCCTCAGCCACGGCCTGACGGCTACCGCCAAAAGCCTTGGCGCGCTGCGCCTGCTCACCAATCTGCTGCACAGCCGCCTGCCTAGCTTTCTCCAAGTCAGACAGGCCGGTCTCAATCACTTGGGACTGATACGGGTTGTAGTATTGCTGGATGAGTTCGGCGTCTGGACGGATAGCCTGCGGCGCGTAACCAGCCGCTGCGCGAGTCAGGTCAGCCGCCGTGCCAAGGTTCTGCCGACCAATCCCGCCAGTCGCGGTCTGCTCCGCAAGAGCCTCCCCCTGCTGGTACTGCGGCGTAAACCCAGCAAACTGCTGCACGCCTAGTTGGTTGGCGACGTCGCGGGCGTACTCAAGGTTGCCTAAGTAGGCCTCTTTTGCCTGCGGGTCAATTTCTTGGGTGACCGTAGTCGAACCCGAGCTTCCACCTTTACTCATGCTCTACCCCTTATTTGACCAGCAGCCCGGTCACAAAAAACTGTACACAGCGCCATGCGAATATGCGACCAGTCTTTAGGTCGCGCTTGATGCCAGTGGCAAATTTAATGAAGTCACGAAACTCGTCGTAATACTGATGCGCACGACCGGCCTCGATAGCTTTATTGCCGTGGTAACGGTATCCACGTCGGATGGTCTCGCCCCACCACTTGTTGTGCAGGTTGCGCGTACACCATACGACGGCTCGCTTCTTCTCGCGCGGAGTGAACGCGCCAGAGTTGACGGCGTGCGTGGCAATGACACAGCCGCCACCGCCGCCACCGCCGCCACCGCCGCCACCGTCGCCGCCAGCATCTCCAATGCCATCGGCTACGCCGCCCTCTCCATCATAGCCGCCGCCACTGTCGCCTCCCCAACCATAGCCGCCGCCATAGTCATAGCCGCCAATAGCATCAGAATCTGAGCCTATATTGCCCTCTGCTCCACCGCCGCCGCCCCAATCAACGCCCGCGTAGGCCGTGGTTGCATCAGATAAAGCGTCAGGGCTTGTGGCCATTCCATCGCCATATCCACCGTCATAACTACCGCCCTCTCCTGCACTTGCTGCGCTTGCAGCTTTTGCAGCTGCGGCTTTCTTTGCAGCCTCCTCGGCGGCGCTGTACTTGGGCGTGGCCTTAACAAGAGGCGCGGCTGCGTATGGAGAAAATGCGCTGACGCCAGTGCCGCGCAGAGCCACTGGCGCAGGCGCCATTGGCTGGCGCGCTAGTATCTGCTGGATAGATGACAGCGTTGGGTCTGTGACAGCCATGGAGTTATCAAACTGAGGCTGGACGTACCCGTCGTATTGCATATTCAACGGCACGGGCGCAGGATAGGTATAGGTGCCGCCGTAGTTAATCTGCTCAACCTGCGGCGCGATATTACCGCCTCCCTTGCCTGATGAAGTCCCAGTTGGCATTGGCAAACCGGGAGATATTTCGTTCATCATTGGCCCAATCATGCGGTTACCAAATGTTGCGCCCATGTCAAAGTTCCTTGCTCATAATGTACCAGTTAGGCTTGTAACCCTCGTCCTGTAAAAAGGTTTTCGCCCAACCTTTGCGACCGGCAAGCGAAACCCTTGTGCATCCAATCTGCTTGCCCCATTCTTCAAGATGGGGCCGCATCTGCTTGAGTTCGTCTAGGTCGCCGCCAGCAAGGAAATAGTGCAAATCCTTGAATTGCGGGTAGACAACGACCTCTGTGACCACCGCCGAGTTTGCGTTCGGCCAGAGCTGAAACCTCTTGGCCAAAACCCCTGCGGCAATATCATCAAAAGTGTGTGTCCCTCCTGCGTATTCTAAAGCCGCCTCTATCCATTTGCGACATCGAACAAGCTCGGAAAATACATCTGTCATAGCGCTGTAGTCGATAAGTTGCCTGAGTTGTCAACTGTAACCGAGTACCGCGTCCCATTGGGGCTGGTCAGTATCAATCGGGCGCCAAGCACCTCGATATCCTGACCCTTTTTCCTGTTCTGCACGTCAGCACGCTCAATCAGGTTGCGCATCTGCGCTTGGTCGCGCGTGTCGTACTGCGCCGCAGCATTCGGCAACTTCACCGGCGACCCCCTGCCACGGCATCAACCCGCATGGTGCCAACTCGCCAGTCGTCGTTGCTGGCCATCTCGACCCGCATCGCCACCTGACGGCCAGAGAACCGCACCGAAGTGGGGTTTGCCGTGCTGTACGCGCCGTGCGTCGTCTCAGCCCCATTGGGGTAGTAGCGCGTCTTAAACTTGACGTTGACGTCACCCTGAGTCAGCTCGTCAGGTATTAGCTCGCGCACGTTCATAATGTTCTCGCCGCTGCCGATTTGGAACGCCCCACTCTCAGCAAACACCGTGGCCGAGTCGTATTCGTAGCCTACCTCGTGCTCGTACACGTAGCCGTCTACTGAAATCATCAGCGGCTGTCGGAACACGCCACGGTCGGTGCCTGCGGTACGCGCAAGTGAGCCAATGTTCCAGTGGTTCTCTCGGTAGTTAAACGTGACGTAGCTGTCAACCTCGTTGCTGGCGCTGCTGGGGTAGAACCACCAGACCTCACCAAACGACCCGTTATGCACCGCGTAGACCTTGCTCATCTGGCTAAAGTTTATGTTGCGGTAGACGTAGTCACCCACGTCGCTTGGCAGGGGCTTGACGTAGCCGTCGTAAATCCAAAAGCCGTTGCGGCTCATCCAGATGGCCAAGGCGTCAGCGACCACGGCCACCGACTGGGCAGAGATAAGCCCGCAGCCGCTGCCAATCTTCTCAAAGCCGTACACAAATGGCTGGCCGACGTAGGTCGCTGTGTGGCAATCCACGTCAGTCCACAGCAGGTGCAGGCCGCGCACGCGCTTGCCAGCCAGCAGGTTGCCGGGCGTCTGCAACTCAAAGTCACCCGCCTCGTTGGTGGTGGACGGAGTCCACGTCGTGTTGTCCTCCTTGTCGCACCACTGCACCTTGCGCGGGTTGCCACCGGCGCCCAGCGCAAAAATGAATCGCTCACTGGTGGACAGCAACGCATTGCAACTTGTCGGGGCGTTGGTAATCGCAGCAGCCGCAGTCGGGGTCGAGAAGTCCAGCTGCCACTCGTACAGCTTGCCGTCTGCATTGGAGCAGCCGATAAGGTACTCGCCCCAAGTGTCGAGGCTCCACGTCGTGGCGGGCAAGACGCCGGACAGGTCTGGCCGCGCAATGCCGTAGGCTGCGGTGCCGTATGCGCCGTAGCCGTAGCCGGTCTTGACCAGCGCGTCTACCCTGCCCGTGGTGAAACCGGCTGGGGTGATGTCCTTGACAATACCGCCCTCGTTCATAGCGTACAGCCCGCTGTGCGTGCCAATGCCAATCAGTCTGTTGGCGCTGTTGTCGCGCCAAGTCAGGAGGCTGCGCGCAGCGCCGGTCACCGCGCTGTTGGAGCGCTTGCGCCAGCCGCCAATGGGCCGAAGCGTGTTCTCGTACCAGCGCACAAGGTTGGCGTCGTACCAGCGTCCAGCCGACTGGTAGTCGGTGCCGTTGCGATAAATCCCCGGTGGAATCTGTAGAGGTATGAGAGCCATTACCACTTCACCTTATCTGCCCAATACGCAGCCGACATCTTGCCCTTGGCGATGTTCTTGGCGTGGCGGGCTTTGAACGATTTATTACGCGCAGAGCCTTCCGGGGAACCCTTGACGCCCTGCTGCCCGAATCTGATGAGCTTGACCTGCTCACCCGATTTGGCCAGCACGGCGTGGCTTTTCTTTGGATGCGACGGCGTCCGCTTGGGCTTGTTGTAGCCGCTGAATGATTCGCTACCGCGTTTAATCATTTCTTTGCCGCCCGGATGTTGTCCACCATGTTTGGGTATGGTCGTCCGGCTTTCTTGGCCATGGCCTTGGCGCTGCGCTTCTGCCCAGCGCTCAACTTCTCAGGCTTGCCCAACGCCTTGGGGCGCTTCTTGTCCCAGACTGGTTTTGCCTTTTTCATGCCGCCATCTCCAAAGCCTGCGCGGTGGTCTCATGGTTGCGCCGAGTCCACCCACGCCCAAACGTCTCAAAGGTGCTCAGGCCCTCGTAGAAGTCCTGCCGCATCTTCCCCATGGCCTCAATTATCTCAGCAGGCTGGTACATTTTGACGGTCTGAATTGTCACCGGGCCAATCGCACCATCCGACTCGACGCCAACAAACCGCTGCAGCGCCTTGGCCGCACGGCTGACCCCGCTGTTGACTGACCAGTCAAATACCATCCAATCAACGCCGGACGGCAGGTCGTCGCACTTCGCCCTGTCCCAGTACCGCTGCTTGTACAGCGGCCCGACGTCCTCGCTGCTCAGGTCGCGTATCTCCTGCTCTGTCACCACGCGGCCGAGCCAGTCCTCGTAGACGGCCTTGGTGACCCCAAGGTTGGTCATGCCGCCCGGGTCTTGGGGGTGGTTGACAAAGCCGCCCTCGTGCTTCAAGAGCATTGTCAGACAGTCTCGGAAGTTCTCTTTCATAGGGCGCCTCTGGTCGTCGGGTAGCAGGCTGCGTTGTAGGGGCTACCGCGCTCGTCGTTGATGGCCGTGGCCTTGGCGACGCACTCGCTCAGGCTGGGCATCTGTTGAATGTGAACCGCGCGCATATTGTCACCCGCAATCAGGAACACCAGCAGCGCGTAGATGGTCACGGTCACTTGGTAACGCCCTTGTACTTCTCAAACGTGCGCAGTCCACCCAGCCCCAGCAAGCCGCCTAGGACGGTCATCAGGCTCGCCATGTCAAACTCAGGTAGTGCAGGGACAGTAGCGCCAGACACGGCAACCACAAAAACAAGTAGAGGCTGGAGCACAAAGTGATAAGCAAAAGCGACTCCACAAGTCCAGCCGATAAACGGCCTCCAGCCACCCTTAAATATCGACCCGCTTGCGGCCTCTGCCTTGTTGACCTCAATCTGGGCCAGCGCCAGCTGGTGCGCCTGCTTCTCTGCCATGGTTGCGATTTCATGGGCCAGCCTCGCCTTCTGGTCTTTGTCCTCAACAAACTTATCAAGCAGCCCGGTCACCGGGCCAATGAGTGCCTCAAGCATCTTGCCCTCCCTGCATCTTTGGGCCGCTGTTGACGTACAGGCCAAACCAAGCGGCGCCTGCGCCAACGATAACAGACACGAACCCGGCCTGCGCGTTGTTGGGGTCGGGCAGGCTCATAAACCAGACACAGGTCTGGTAAAAGACCACCATGTATGACGTAATTAGGGCACGCGGCCATATACGCCATGCGTCGAGGTCTTTTGGTGTCATCAGTTCACCCCGTTCTGTTTCCAGTCAATGGCCGTAACCACAATCCCCCAGATGGCCCAAACGCCTGCCGCAACCAAAATGGCGGCTATGACGTACATGGCCAGCTCCTGCCTGCGGTGCTGCTGGTGGATGATTTCACGCTCGCGCTTGAGTTTGATTTGGCGCTGCATTTGCATCAGCTCGTCAAACGCTTGCGGGCCGTAGCGCAGCTTGACCATGGACATCATCTCTAGGTGCTGCTTGCGCACGGCCTCGCGGCGCTGCAGCTGCTCCATGGCCTCCTGCTCGATTGACTTGCCGCCGCCAATGCGCTTGAAGATGCTCGGCTTCTTGTTGTCCAGCGCGTTGAGTTCGCTGACCTTGCCCATCCAAGTGCCAATCTGTCCTAGGACGTCCTCAACCTCCCTGCCCGCCTGAATTAGATTCTTGACGGTATTGAACGCGGTGGTCGCCGCCATAAACAGGCTGACCGGGTCAATCATTACCCCACTCGCATGATGATGGTGGCAATCAGCCCGCCCATGCCTACCAGCAGGGCGCCAACCGACTTAATGATGACAGACTCAATCTTTTTAAGCCGTGCATCAACGCCATCGAGACGGGTCTCAACCGTGGCCATGCGGCCCTCAAGCCGCAGATAACGCTCGGCGCAGATTTGCTCGTGGCTGGTAAGCCGATTATCTGTATCTCCAGCAGCCATGCTCAATCCTCATCAGGTTTTTTCTGTAGAGATTGTTCCAACATAGACATAAACGCATTGCGCCCCACTTGCAGTTGGTCTACGTTAAAACGCGCAGAACTCAACTTGCGGTCTAGGTCAGCGACATGATTGACCAGCACCTGCTGCTCCTGCGTCATGTCCTCAAATTGATAGTCTTTATCGTTAATCGTAATGGGTGTTTTTTTGTTTTCCATTTTGATTCTTCTTTAGTGTGCCACCAAGATTGGGCGGTAGCTTTCCGTTAACCCACCGCCGCTTGCAATGGCGTCAAGTCTTCATCAGTCCAAAAATCTTTAGCCAACATAATGGCAAGGTGGTCTTTGTTGCTCTGCAAACAAACAACCCATTCAGCATCATCCATGTTTTCGGGCTTGCCAGCGTTAATTAGATTAACCGAATCCATAGCGGCAGAATAATGTTGTGCAATGTCTTCTGCAGTGATTTCTTCAATTTTATTTAGCATTTTAAGCACCTCTCATTGCGGCTAATTCAGCTTTCACCGTGTCAAGTTCAGCTTTGAGTTCTTTGATTGCGTTGACAAGCACAGGGACTAAAGCCTCGCCTTTATAGCGCAGTTTGTCTTCGTGCTTGTTGTCAATGATTACAGGGTTGTCGCCTTCAAGCGCCAAAATATCTTGTGCCTTAAAGCCGTATCGAACACCGCCGTTTGTTTCTTCACTATCGCGGCTAACCCGGAATTGAAAAGATACTGGTTCTAATTGAGTAACAAATGACAAGCCGTGAGGTACAGGCGCAAAGTTTATTTTGTCTCTTGCATCCGAAACGGTAGTCCACGAAACATTGATATATGCATCAGTCACACCAGTGTGTGCGATGGATACTATATTGCTTTCATCAAAAACATCATACGCAGGAGAATAAGTGCCACTTGTTGTGTGTTGTGCGCCAATTACTGTATTGGAACTGCCACTATATGTGTATTCTCCTGCTCGGTAGCCAATGCCAACGTTATAGTTGCCGGTTTGATTAACCCGCAATGCGTCAGGGCCTAATCCTATATTGTAAGTACCAGTCGTGTTGGAATACAGACTCCTATAGCCATAAGACAAATTGTAGCCACCAGTGGTAGTAGTTCGCTGAGATGCATAACCTATGGCTATATTATGCAGTGGGGTAGTAGCAGAGTATAAAGCATCTCCACCAATGGCAATATTGTTGTGAGCCGTTGTGTTGGCACGCAACGCATTAACACCAATAGCTACGTTGCTATAGCCAGTTGTGTTAAGCAATAAAGGGCCATTGCCAATGGCTACGTTGCTATAACCAGTCGTGTTAGTACCCAAAGCGTTAGAGCCAATACCAATGTTACTTGAACCGCTAGTATTAGCATCCAAAGTGTTATAACCAAGGGCTATGTTAGAGTTGCCAGTTGTAAGGTTAGTTAGTGCGTAAGCCCCGACTCCTATGTTGTAACTACCACTGCTAACATCTTGCAGCGTGTAAGGGCCAACGCCTACGTTAAAAACACCTCCCGTACTATTAAGCATTGATTCATAGCCAATGGCTACATGGGCATTACCAGTAGTATTGCTGGACAAAACGTTATAACCAGCGGCAACGTTTCCAATCCCAGTGGTGTTGCTGGACAAGGTGTTATAACCAGCAGCAACGTTTAATTGCGAATTACCCGCACCTACACCAAACGTTATGCCGTTGATGGTTGCGTCGTTTGTACCAGTGTTGATTACAACGCCGTTTAGATTCATGGCGACAGCAGTTCCAGTCGCTGAAAATAACGCGTCTAACGTGTCCAAGTCTGCGTTGAGCTTGGTGCCCCACGTGTCTTGGGAAGCTCCAACCTCTGGTTTGGTCAAAGATAAATTGGTGGTTGTGGTATCTGCCATTTGTTACCTCACGCGGCTATTTCCCAAGTTTCTGAATTATCTGCAATCGGAGACCATGTCTCAGGCGTGTCGGCAATCTCGCTCCAAGTCTCTGCGGTGTCCGATTCCTGTTCCCATTTTAGACGCCCATCCAGACCCATGGTAGAGCCTGCTAGCACAAAAAAACTAAACTGCATGATTGCGCTAGGAACCACGCTTGCCGTCGATGTTGACGTTAATGTCAACTGAGAAATCCTGACAGCCGTAGCGTCTATCAGCATGGTCATGTCTGATGCCACTGTCATTGGCACAAGCGCTAGCTTAATCCCAGCGACCGACATCGAGGTCGAGCCACTGACATCAAACGCGCCAATTGCATAACGCAGGCCGTCTACAGATACTGCTGTTGCGCTTGATACATCAAACGCCCCAATTGCATAACGCAGGCCGCCGCAAGCTACAGAAGATGCGCTTGATATATCCGCAGCTCCGATTGAGACGACCTGAGCCGAAATACTGGAGCTAGATGTAGACGCAATGACCAACGCTACATCTTGAACAACCTGACCAGCGGCGGCGACAGAAGTATTAGACGAAATCGCTGCAGCACCTATGGTGTACCTCAAGCCACTAATTGATACAGCGGCGGCAGGGGTGACCGCAACAGACGCGTCAACTACTACATAACCACCTACAGACAGCGTTGAGGCGCTGGATATGCTTGCAGCGCCAATAGCCAATCTGGTGCCAGACGCACTTACAGAAGTGCCAGACGCAACATCAAAAGCGCCTAGCTTGACTGATACCCCACTGACAGCGACGCTTGTGCCACTTAATACGCTAAACGCACCTACAGCGTAACGCAGCCCAGCTATTGATACGCTAGTTGCTGAAGATACAGCAAAAGAGCTATCAACAAATATCTCACCATCAATGGAAACACTTGAGGCGCTCGACACACTAAACGCACCAACGGCATACCTTACGCCATTGACGGCGACAGTAGACTGCGATGCAACGCTGACCTCGCCCGGCTTGATGACAATGCCATTAACACCAACAGACGTACTGCTGTCTATGGCTAAAGATGCATCGACGTAAACAGCACCAGCAACCGTTAAGCTGCTGGCGCCGGTAACGTCAAACCCTCCTAGGGTGATGCCATAGGAGTAGTTCCCGCTCCCATAGTAGCCGGAACCGTATGCGGCCATCTTAGGTCAGGGTGATGGTCAGGCTTGAGGCTGGAATTCGGAACACATCGCCATCGTTGATGGTACGACTGGTGGTCAGCGGCGCCCAAGCCAGCATATTCCCAGCGGTAGACGCATCAAAGATAGCAGCGTGCGTGATGGTGCCCCAGTTGCCCCCGCTGGCCGCAGCAAACTCAATTGCAGCCGAGTTGCTCGCGGTAGTCGCCGTGCCACTGACACTAATCGTGCCAGTTGCCTTGCGCACATAACCGCTACCACTTACCTCGGTGCCGCCGCCCGTGTCCGACGGCGCAGCCGTGAACAGGCCAACGTACCAAGCCGTAGGACGGGTGGCGGTGTCGGTGGTGAATAGCCAAGTGAGGACTAAATCCTCTGCGTAGTCAGAAAATGATGACATTTAATTACCCTCCAAAAGGTTTTGCCCTTACTTTCAAAGTCCCGCCGGACGTTGCCGCCCGGTCGTCAGACACCTGTACCGCCTCTACCCCGGCGGCATACAAGCCCGACCACACATTGATGCGGGCATCATCTTGCAAGTACGGCGCGGCTTGAATCAATGCGCCGTACAGGTAAACATCAGGGGAGTTGGTCAGCAACCAGTTGGTCGTGTTGCTGTCCGACAGCTTGGACAGCTTCGCGTAGTAAGTCAACTCGGCGGTGTAGTTGGAATCAGGCGACGGGTGTACCCGAAACTGGTTGCCAACCACGCTGAAGTACAGCGGCTTGCCGGTGGACGTGTTCTGCGCGTCCTTGTTGTCCATCTCGTCCATGGTTGCAAACTGCAGCGGTTGAGGTGGCGAGGTGCTGGTCAGCTTGAACGACTTGACCTCAAGAAAGTCGCCGGGTACGGCGCCGTACTTGGTGTCAATCGTAGCGTTGGCCCGCACAATCATCTGACGGGTGCGCAGCACGCGCTCCATCTGTGCCTCTGCAAGCGAGATAAACGTCGGTATGACCGACGTCAGGTCGCTGCGGTTGAGCCAGTCACCAAGCGCTGACTTTAACTCGCTGTAGTTTGAAATCGCCATTTACACCACTCCGGGGCGGGTGCGAAAGAAACGATTGTCCGGGTCGTTGAGCCACTTCTTCATGGCCACCGGGTCGTCAATGATGCCCTTGGCCTTGAGGTCGTAATACACGGCCATTGGGATAGACGCCACGCGGTGCATATCGCCCTTCCACCCAGCGCGCTCATCAACCTGATTGAACGTGCCACGGTTGGCCTCGATAACGTCGTCAACGATTTGAGTCGTCTGAATCGTTACGTCGCCGTTGTCGTGCTCGTGCCAATACTGGCGAATACCAGCCTCGGCGTTCTCGGAAATGAGTCGTTTGTCCATGTAGACGGGGGCCGGGTTATTAGCCCAGCCCCCTCACCCTTTAGGAGGTGGTCAGGTCAGCGGCAATGCCGTGAGCTTTCTCGGTGTGGATGCGCAAGCCCCACTCGGTCAGCATCAGGCGCTTGTCAGCGTCGCCGGTCTTGGCCATGTCCATGGTCTGCATCGGACGCAGGTAGTCAATCGACGCGTACTCAGGGTCAAGCACCAAGGCGTCACGGGCACGCAGGAAGCGGTTAGCCACAACGCTTACGTTGCCGAAATCGCTGACGTAGATGTCAGCAGCGGCAACGATGGTGCTGGGCTTGGCGCCG